TTTAGGCATGTTACCAGTGAATGGATATGTACCAATGTGTTGTGTTTTCATCCATGGACACAAGTAAATCTGTCCACCAATCTTACGCCACATCTGACAGAACATATAATCTTCGGATAGATAACGATCTGAACCTCCACCAACGATTGAGTCTTTAGTATCAATTACTGTATCAAAGTATGCATGAATATATCTTGAACCATCAAAGTTTGCTTGACCAACATGATCAGGTTTATAACGAATCGTAGGATATGCTTCTTGCATTTTCTCAAATACTTGGCGTTTAACCATCATGAAACCTGTACCAATCTCTAATACTTCAAGAGGTTCAGTTACAGAAAAGTTTTTAGTACCATGAACAACATTAAACACATAATCACCAACTACATATTCTAAATCTTTTGGTGGCAGATCAGGATGTTTTCTTGCTGCTTCTGCTACATTATTCCAATTGATAGATTTCTTTGGGTAAGGTCCACCAATTACTTCTTTATCTAATGCCATTAATGCGATTACATCTTGCGGATTAAAATGAACATCAGAATCAATGAAGAGTAGATGAGTGCATTCCGAACGGAGAAATTCATCTACAAGATAATTACGTGCCCGAGTGATAAGAGATTCATTAAACAAAAATGAAAACTTAACATCAACACCATATTTAATCATCATTACTTGCAAATCTAGACATGATTTCATATACATGCCATATGACATACCACCATACATCGGTGTTGCCACAAACAACTTAAACTGTTTCAAATCTTCCAACTTAACTTTAATTTCCATAGTATATCCATTATTAAAAAAAGGGGTGACACAATTATATATGCATCACCCCATAAAATTCACACTACAGATTAGGCAAATGCAGCAGCACCCAACTCCTTATATGCAGCAGCAACCATCTGACGATTAGGTGTACCTAAACGATAAACAGTGATAGTCTCACCATTGGTTGTCTTTTTACTATTGCGGTAGATACTATAACCCTCAGCACGCAATTCAGCAATGCGAGCAGAGAAGCGCTCAATACCATAACGGTGTTTGGCAACATTCTCAGTAATATCTTTACCAGTTTTGAAAAAGTCAAGTAGTTTTTCGTTTTGTGAACGATTTGATTTCATAATAATACTCCAATTTAGTTTTGTGTCGCAATTAAATTAAATTTACAGAGGCAACACTTCTCTGTCAATTTCAACTATTATACTACAATATCATATACATGTCAACACTTTTACAGGCAAATGTTATTGATTGCCAATAACTGCATTTGACATCTCTTCAGCCAAACTACTTTCAGGCACAACTGTTTCAATAGTAGGTTTTGCATCTTCATCAATCTTAGTATACAAATCTAAGAATGATCTTTTTGTATCTTCATCAAAACGATTCAAGCATAATTCAATTGCCTTCATCTTATCATTAAAGACACCAAACGATTTAACAATATGTACCAAACGGCGAGTAGAGATAACTTCATCAGCACCACCTTCGGCAAATGTTTTACGAATAATATCTGCCCATGTTACCAATTTATTTACAAATTCATTATCATCTTTACCAACAGATGACATTTCCTTAACTAGAATTTTCTTCTCTACTGAAACAGATGGCCACTCTTGTTCAATTGTAATTAAGAATCGTTCTAAAAATGCCTCATTCAATACATTAGTAAACATATAACGACCATCTTCAGAACCTTTTCCTTTAGTATTTGCAGTAGCAATTACAGTAAAACCTTCTGCAGGTTTTACTACTTCATTTTTCTTTTTCAATAAGAATGGTTTACCTTCAAATACACGTTGTAAACAAGATAAATTGGCGGCACCATAATCAATCTCATCAATACATAAGACTGCACCTTGTCGTGCCGCAACTGTTACTGGTCCATCTCGCCATTCCATCTGTCCATTAATCAATACATAGTTACCTAACAAATCACTTTCATCGGTTTCTGGTGTCATTGAAATACAAACAAACTTGCGACCAATCTTGGCACATGCTTGTTCTGCCGACATTGTTTTACCATTACCTGATTGACCAGTAATCAATAACGGAAAGAATTGATTGGAACTTACAATATTTAATAAATCATTGAAGTGACCAAATGGTACAAAATTCTTATAAATTGAAGGTACTAAATTATTACTTTCCAAATCGGTAATAACATTAGTAATCCGATTGCCTTGTTTAACTTCTGGTACTGGTTCTTTTTTCATATTAACGACCTGTGCGACCATTTGCACTGTAGAATTATCTACAGGTATTTTATATAGACCACGACCAATACGACAAGTTGGATCTTTAACTAACCATTGTGGTTGTTTTAGATTATTTTGTTTACAAATGGCATTAATCTCTTGCCGACTTAATTCTGTTTTACCAGTAGCAACTGCCAACTTAATAAACTTGTTACGAACCTCAATCATTTTCTTACTCATAATATAATTTCCTATCTCATTTAATATACTAATATTATACTACATCTATCACCCAATGTCAAGCACTATTCGCACTTATTTTCACTATAAAAATCAACAACTTATGCCGCAATTCTTTCAATAAACCGTGTTGCCAAGACTCTATTAGACTGTTTTGCTTTATTTAACTTAGAAAATGCAGTCTTTAACTTACCGGCAGTAAAATCACCCTCAACTTTTAATTCTTCATCACCAATCACAGCATCATTACCACCACGAATAATATAGAAAGCATCATAACCAGTATTGTAAGATATAACAAAATTATCTTTTTTCATATCTTTTACTAGTTTATCTAACATTTCATCACGTTGACGGTATTGTGATTCTGGATTTAATTTTTTTGCCATATCATTAACATCAAAACCACCTTCATATCTGTATTCATTTAAGAAAAAACTACGAGTAGGTTTCTTTGTAATATAGAATCCAAAGATTTTAGTATTAGTAGTTTTTGAAAACCAATCAAATATAACAGCACGTAATGAATGATTATTATCCATCTTCTTTTGATATTTTGTTTTCTTATCTTGAATAATTACATTTTGTGTAATTGCACAGAATCTTTTAGAACTATCTTCTTGAACATATCTATTAGTCCAATCGGCATCACCATCATGCACAATACATAAATTCACTAAATCTAAATTGTGTCTTTTACGAAATTCATTAACTGGATCACGTAATGCAATCATTGATTCTGTTAAAGGTGTATTAGATAATCCTTCAGATTTTGGAAGAATATATTCTTTACCATTTTGATATACTTTCTTGAACATCAAAATATTCTTAACACATTTTAAATATTCGGAACTACTCATACTAGAATTCAAGTATTCACGTAAAAATACTTCTTCAAATGCTATATCATTATCATTTTTAATAAATGATTGTTCTTTACATGAACTATTACCAGTATCATACATACGACCAGTAATGTCATTACCAAATCCATATACAACAAATGGAATGTTTACTTTCTTACAGAACATACTTAAAATTAAAATCTGTTCTAATGATGCTGCCATATTATAACTCATACTACCAGAACGGTCTAATAATAATACTAAACCATGTGATTTACCTTTAGGCAATTGCATCATCTTACGAAAAATATTATCATCTAGTTTGTATTTGTAGATACTGTTAATATCAATATCACCAGTATTAGATATTTTCTTTTTAGCAAATGATTTGGCAGCTTTACGCATTTCAAATTCTTTTGCTAACAATGAGATATATCGGTCATTCTTATTCTTGAATTCTCTCAATTCAGTTTCAGGATTATAATTAAAAGGTTCAAAAACTTTTGGTGTTAAGAATTCATGAACACGTTTTGCTGATGTAAAGATACCTTTAGGATTTGCAGTAGGAATATTCACATAGATATATTCTTTACATTTTTCATCTAATAGTGATGCTTCATTATTACGGAAGTTTTTGTCAGTTTCACATATAGGTTCAAAATCGGGATCATATTGGTCTGCCATTGAACCTTTAGATTCTTTGAAACGATTAGGTGTATTGCCATCTTCTTCATTTTTACCATCTTCTTCGGAGTGTTCATTAGAAGGTATTGTAGTGGTTTCTTTTTTACCATCTTCAGAATCATCAAATTCTAAATTATCTGAAATATCAGAATCAAATCCTTCATGACTACCAAATTCATTGGTAAAATTACTAAAAGTATTTTCTTGTTTATCTTGTTGTTCTTTTTTAGAATAACCAAATAATTCTTCAGCAACACGGACAACATCTTCCCATGTTTCACACTTTTCTACTTTACTTAATAATTCAGTTTCAGTATCAGTAAAAGTAATACCCAAAAATGTACCACCTTTTGTATAAAGATTAATCTTATCAATAAAAGGTAATGTATTAACATCTTGATTTTTAATACCAAAAAAGTCTTTATCAATTAATTGTTTATAGGCATTGATAAATGATTTTTTAAGACCAGGATAACGCCGTTTGATTTTCTTTTCAATACGGGCATCTTCAACAACATTCAAAAATGTTTTAAAGTTTTTAGATTGACTCTCAATAATTGCATCATGCCAACCTTCTTCAGGTGTCTCTAATGCATGACCAACTTCATGACCCATCAATAAATCATAAAGATCACCACTCATATCAGTCCAAATAGGACAATTCAATACACGTGTTTTCAGATTAAACGATGCAGTTTGAATTTTAGCATGTTGAACCGTGATGTTTTCAGTGGCAAGTAACTTTGCTAACTGTGATTTTGACTCGGTAGAATAATTTTCCATATTGATCTCTCTATTAATATACAATCATTATACACGACCTGAGTTAAATGTCAAGCGTTTTGTAAGTCTTTGATTATATTAAGGTTTATAGAAGATAAAAATAGGTTCATATTTTAACCACATTTTGTCATTGATTTTACAGAAGTTTTTTGCTTTTGGCAACCCAGTTATTGGGTCTAATCTATTACCACCAGGCATTTGTGCCAATGCCATTTTTAGTTTGCCTTTGTATACCATACCCAATGATGTTAGATAGTCAATAGAATCTTTCTCTAATGGCAACATATCACCATCAAATGCAGCATCGGCAATGTTCCATAACAGATATCTATCATTACGTAAATATTCTACACAAGTATTCAATGTCTTTTTAAGAAAACCATCACGCCATAAATCATATTGAGAAAACTTCTTGTATGATTGTGCATCATCTTCAGAATATGCTTCTTTAGAAAAATATGGTGGTGATGTAAATACCATATCTAACTTACCTTTATATTTCTGAAATTCTAAATCATTATGTATTTCTTCTGAGCCATGTTGAAATATTTGATAGGTATGTGTTTTAGGAAATAATCCTGTTGCACGATACGTCTTTGTATTAAAGAAATCTGCAAATTCATGGTACTTAGTTCTACCAGTTGTAGTGTTATGATCTGTATTAGGATCAGTACCAATGTAATGTATATTTCTAGAATCATCTACAGATAATGCACCTAATAGTCTACCACCCCAACCAGATGATGGATCAAAGATATTAATTTGGTCTTGTTTCTTAATATGGTCTGTAAATCTTTCATAAAGAAACTTAGCAGTTAATGGTGGAAAATTAACTGCATATTGACAGAACGATACACGAAATGCTTTTAATCCAATAGGAAATATCTTTTGTCCTTTTTCATATAAACGAATTCGAAATGATTCTGCATCTTTATGTTCTATATTTGTGGTACATGATTTAGGAATCAATCCAGGATTACTTACTTGCAGTTGTAATATTTGTTCTTTAGTAATACGTAGATAGGTTTGATTCTTCAATTCTTCAGTGTAACCAGTATATTCTTTTTCTTCATTAGGTTCTAACCAATAATCATGTGTATTATATGTTCTTGCTTTAGTTTCAAACCATTGCAAGAATTCATTTGTAGAATTTACTTTGTATACTAAAGAACCAATCTCAATAATCTGATCTTTTTTAATTGGACTAGAATAATGATAGAAAGAATCTCTTTTGAAATGTCTTGATGCATATGTAATAAATGTATCTAACAATTCATCTTTAGCAAAGTAATCATAGATTGATTTACCTTTGTTTACATCTTTAGTATAGTTAATACGAGTTTTCATCATGGTGGGAAACCATTGATTAACTGCATTACCAACATTACTTGTATTACGAATCACATCAGTTTCACCAGTTAATTCATCTTTAACTAAAAATTTGAATACTGGAAAACTAGTCATCTGATTAAACTGATCTAATATTTCATCTTCATTATAACCAACTCTTGGTGGTTGTCCTTTTTCATCCCATAGACTAACAATAGTTTTACGAAGTTGAATTGCCCATTCACGGAATTCATCTTTAGTCATTGTAAGTATTTCTTCAAACTTTTTATTAGATTCAGATTCTAATAATTCAGTATTCTTCTCATAAAAATATTTCATGCGATATTCCATATTAAGGCACCAGAGGTACCGTATTGTTTAACTTTTGGATTTGGATCTTCCCACTCAAATAATTCTGTCATGTAATTTCTTTTCAGTTTCTAAATCTACAACTAAATGTATACGATTTTCATTACCACCATTTATTGCCATATGTGGTTTTCTCGTATCTAAAAACCAACATTCATTTTGTTTCATATGTATCGTTTGTTTGTTACCTTCTGTTCCCCATACTGTAAACATAACATCATCATTAGTTTTAATAGGAAAATGTATTCTTGCAACTTTACCCAATGAACCACCAGAATCAGGATCAACTTGATCAGTATGTCTTTCTAATTCTCCCCCACCAGATGTTAAATTCATAAATCTAATGCGATGTATCTTATCACCAAACTCTTTTAATAATTCTCTTACTTCAGGAAACTCATCATACAATACTGTATCTTGCATAGAAAATTCTACATCTTTATTTTCTTTTTTCCATTTATCATTCATTTCAATTGGTTTTGTAATGAATTCAGGTTCTGGTCTATAACCTCTTAATGATAATGCAGACCATGATTTATCTTTATTGTAATTACTATAATGATTAGTAAATTTAGGTAAAGTATTTAATTTGTTATAGATTGAATTAATTAACTCAGGATTTACATCACAAATCTTTTTGATAGATGCATATTCTGCCAAATCAATTTTAGGAAATGGTCTACTAATACCTCTATAGTATATCATAAACATCTCACCAAATGTGGTAATCTTGGGTCCTACTTTACAAAAATTACATTCTTCGGCAAGAGTTTTCATTGCATTATCTTCTGCCCAAACATATAACCAACAATCTTCGGTATAACTATTAATCTCTTGTTTTAATAAATCAATATCACCAGTCAATTTACTAAGGGTAACATCACCTTTCTGTTTCTTTGCAATTACAGTATCACAATGCATAGTAATGTTTGATGGTGCTTTTGATATTGAAATATTAATCATGGTATCATCATTCAATATCTTCAGTTTTTTAGTATATAAATCTTCTGCAATATTATTTTTCTTAACTTGAACAAAAGGTGATAAAGTATAAGAATTATATACACTATATTTACTAGCTAAACTTTCTAGA